AGGAGAATATTGACGTAAATAACGAACACGTGAACAACGATCTTGCATATACTGACTAACTTGGCTTAAGTTATTGCAAGTCATAATTACTAGTTTCTGTGCAGTCTTTTCAACTCCATCTAAGAAATCTAGCATATGCTCAGTTTTGAAGTTCTTTTCAACTTCATCAAACAAAACACACACTGGAGTAGTAAAGGACTTAAAAAACTTAATAAGTTTGTCTTCTGGATAATCAGGATTAACTACAATAATAGGTAAACCTGATTCCTTAGCTAATATTTTTGCCATTACAGTCTTACCTGTACCCTTAGTACCAGCTAGCATTACACCAGTAGTATTTGTATTTGCTTTATTAAAATAGGTTATAATACGCTTCTTAAATATATCATCTGTTTTAGTAGAATAGACTTTCTTTGGTAGATTTAATTCACCATTCTCCTTAAATATAGGTGAATCTTCCCATCTATTCCAACTCAGATCATATACTTTACCAGGTATCAAATCATAATCAGCACCTTTAGGTTTTGCAATTATCTGTTCTCCTATTTTAATAAATTCGTTCTTTGCCATAATCTGAAAATTTAAGATTTTAATTTGTTGATTAATTCATCAACTTGTTTTTTGTTCTTTACTAAATAAAATTTAGTATCTGGTTCATTCAAGCTTAAATAATACTTGAATAGTTTTTCTCTGTTTGCCCAAGAATCTGTAGCAAATCCTTTGCATTCTATAACAAAACCATCTCCTACAAAATCTGGTAAATAAGTAATAGCTCTAACTGTAGAGTTATTATATGCAAACTTAGAAAGTAAAGTATATCTATGCTGTTCATATTCGGCCGATATACCTGCTTCCTTTAGTTTCTAATATGTATAAGCTTCTAACTTAGATCGAAATACTATTCCATCTATTTCTTGTTTAGTAGCATTACGCACTTTCTTGTTTAAGACTTGTTTTAGCATAATTAATATAATGTTGCATACTATCACTAGTTATTTTAAACGTTTCAATTCTTTCAGAGAAATTACCATTTTCATCCGTAAATCCTACTGAATGTAAGAAAGAATAATCTTTATTATGTTTAAAAGCTTTAAACATTTCTTTAATCGAATTTCCTATAAACTTGCATTTTTTATTCCATTCAATAAATTCTCCATGCAACAATACACTTACTAATTTGATTGGAATTAATAATAACTTTCCAAGTATCAGAGCTAAATCAAAAGGTAATGCTATTACTTTACCTATAGTTTTTAATAGTTTCATTTAACCAATTTTTTATTTCTTCAAAGCTATTTGCTTTAACAGCATCAGATACATCTTTAGCTTTGAATTTTTTGTTAATAAACATTGCTTCTAAGCCTGTTTCTCGGCTTAATTTGCGACTTCTTTTTACTCCAGCTACATCTCTATCAAAAAGTATTATAATACGCTTAAAACGCGTCTTAAGTTGCTCTAATACGTCTTTAGGTAGAAATGTACTCTCTGAAGATGGAGAAACTGCCGGATAACCCATCTCATGCAAACACATAACATCTTTCATGGACTTTGTGATAAATAGTATATCACCTTTTTGAGGCAACTGCTCATAGCCTTGGATATCATAGTCTGTAAGATTGTTTCTCCACTTAGTATATTTATCTGCTAGTGGTCTATATATCTTAAAGTTATTATAGACCTTATATGCATACATTGGATTTTCTCGTTTATAAGTACCCTTTACTATGCCATTACATAAATAATATTTAATACTATTTACATTGAATTTCTTTAGAGTATTTATAGAAATATTGAACTGTTTCCAGTAATTGATATCTACATCAGTAAATTCTTGACGTACTACACCAATTACTGTTTCAGTTGGCGGTATATATTGCTTAGAGCTAACGAGTTTAGTGTTATTAGTAATGTTTAACTTATCTACTATATCAGATAGTATATCATTATATTCTGTCTTACCAGTAAATAATGATACAAATTTAATTACATTACCACATTCACCTGTTCCATGATCTTTAAAAAGTAGTTGTTTAGTACGTTTACTATAGTAAATACCAAAGGATGGATTTTTATCCTTCCTAAATGGACTATTGTATATCATACCTACTTTAAATTGACCTATATATTTTGCATATATATCATATTCTGTTACTTTAGAAAGTATCCAATCTAGAGTAATGTTATCTGGGAGTTTTGCTCGCTTTCTACTATACATATGCAATCTGTTTTAGTTTGTTAGCCTGTGTAGAATCGAACTACAATATTTCCTATCAGGCTATAAAAATAGTGGTAGTCTTAAAAATAGTAGACTACCACTTATTATTAGTTAATTATAACTTTTCTTAAAATGGCAAATCATTATTAGATTCGTTTAAAGCTTGTGTATTAGTAGTGGATGAAGTTGCACTAAACGGGTTATCGTTTTTTACTTCTTTATCTGCTACAACAGGCTTTGTAAATTGGTCAATATTTAGCATAGTAATAGAAGATGATTGACCTTCTGGCAATTCCATAGGCTCAATAAAAGTATACTTAGCATAATTAGGCAAAGTAGTATATCCTTTATCATTATATACTATTTTCGCTCTAAGTTTTTTACTCTTATCTACTTTGTTCAGCATATCAGTAATCCACTGAGCAAACTGTTCAAAGCTTTCTCCATTAAAGTCAAGCTCTTCATCCTTATAGTAACAGTTAAGTATCTGCAACATACGAGAATACTGCTTATCCATTTTTGTTTGAAGCTGTTCTTCTGTAGTTACAAATCCACCAAGTGTAGGTTTCCATTCTGTATGAGTTAATGTTGCTCCATCTTTCTCAAAAACAATTTCTAAGAATTGATTACCATTAGGAGAAACCTCTGTTTTTACACTCTTCAATACTACATTTTCAATAATACCAGCGGGAATATACTTAATATCACTTTTGCTAATACTTGCTGCACGTTCTTTACTATATGTCATAATTTCAATATTTTAAGTTTTTAAATCAGGCTGCACACTCGTCTAAATAAATTTTATCCCAGTGAACTTTAATATCATTATTTTCATCGCTTTCTGCGATAACTATCTTCTTACCTCGTAAGTGAGGAGCTCTAGCTTCTCTTACTGAATTATCTCCACCTTCAAAAGATATAATAGTTTCGTTCTTTTTACGATAGACATAACCAACAGCATCTGCTTCGCCACATACTATATCACCTAGTTTTCCTACTAAATCTAGTGCCATTTCTGATAATTCTTCTCCTTCTTTATTAATCATTTTTTCTTTAGTATGACCAATAAGAATAAAATTATCACATAGATTACGAAACATATCTATTACTTTTCTAACTGCCATGCGAAGATACATATATCCACTACCATTTGGTAATGTACGTATATCATCTCCATTATAGGATTTACCCATTGGAGTTTGACGATATAATACCTTAGCATAACCTAGACACATTTCTTCTAATCTAGTAGCATTATCTATAGCAATATATTTGTAAGGTTTGTTACCAGTTTTAGCTGCTTCTTCACCAATTGCTCTAGATATATTACCTAAGTCTTCAATAGTACGAGCTTGAATAGAGAGAGCTTCTAGAAATTCTGAACCCCCCTCTAAGTCTATAATAAGACAGTTATCAAGCTTTGATAATAAAGTAGTTTTACCTGATTTAGGTCGACCAAACAAGATTAAGAATCTTGGATTGTTAATCTTTGGTTTGTTTTTCTCTTTTGGTAGTATTAACATATTAAAATAGGTTAACACTTTACCTGTGAGATTCTGAAATTATCTGACAAAAACTGAAATTTTACACAATGTAAAGTTATTCGTTATTCATTGTTGAGAATATTGTTAACAGTAGTACTGTTACTAATATTAATAATAACATTTACTATATTATTTTTATCTGCTTTACGATAGTTATTCAAAAACAGACTAGGATTATCAATAGGAATGATTGTATAACCAATCTGAATAAACTTCTGGTAAATACGTACAGGTTGACCCATGTAAGTAAAATCGTAACCACGATCTTCTTCATAGTCTTCCATGATCTTAGCATATTCTGCTAGTCGTTTCAATGCTAAATCAAATTCTGAAATAGCATCATATTGACGCAATTTAAATGCTCGATTTGCGAACGGACATGTAAGTGAATTATCATATGAACATGTCGGTCGATAATATTTTTTATTGAATGCAGAGAAATGTGCATTTCGATTGCATCCAAAACATAGCAAGTCTTCAGGACCTGCATATGATACACTATATTCCGGATCTTCCGGAGTGTGAATTCCATACCATTTAGCAAACGGTAAGCGGTTTTTAACTTCGTTTAATATACGATTTTTCAAAGAACCCTGAGGGTCAATATTTTGTTTCGGAAGTTTAATTGTAAAACCTTTCATAATCAGCCTTTTTTAATTTGTTTAAATACTACTTTTTGTTCTTCAGCACTTGCAGTATTTGTTTCAATTAGATTACCATATTGAAGTTCGTTTTCAAATTCTAATATACATGGTTCACCATCTCTTACTTTTAAGAAATGCATATAAACCTTATTTTTTACAGGTAGACGACGTACTCCATATATAGCTAGATTAAGTATCTCTGGTCTGTGAACAGCAATAACAAAATCACTAGCTTGAAAT